TCAATCCTAAGAAGGCTGACAGGGATACCTTGTATAAAGCAAGAATCAATCCTGTTGTGACTTTCCCCGGAACTGGAACCATGTTGTTTGGTGATAAGACCGCACAGACTAAGGCATCTGCATTCGATAGAATCAATGTTCGTAGACTGTTTATTGTTCTTGAAAAAGCAATATCGATTGCATCACGGGCTCAGTTATTTGAACTCAATGATGAAATCACACGGTCAAATTTCGTTGCAATGACGGAACCGTTCCTTCGTGACGTACAGGGTCGTAGAGGTATTACTGACTTCAAGGTTGTTTGTGACACTTCCAATAATACTGGCGATGTCATTGACCGCAATGAGTTCAGAGCAGATATCTATATTAAACCCGCACGTTCTATTAACTTCATCACACTTACTTTTGTAGCTACCCGTACTGGTGTTAGCTTTTCAGAAGTTGGCGCATAGGGAGGATTAAGACATGGCTAATATAGAAATGTTCAAAGCGAATCTGACCGGTGGTGGTGCAAGAGCGAATCAATTTGAAGTTGTAATGAACTTCCCTGCAATTTCTCTTCCCGGTGAAGCTGGTAGGAAATTTACATATCTTTGCAAAACGGCAAGTCTTCCTTCTTCGACGATTGAACCCGTAGAGGTTCCTTATCGTGGTCGGAAATTGTATGTTGCTGGTGAAAGAACTTATGCAGATTGGACAACTACCGTGTATAATGACACGGATTTTGCAATCCATGATGCAATTGAAAGATGGATTGATGGAATGGACCGTACATTAGTTGAAACAGCTAATATCACCAATCCGTTACTTTATCAATCAAGTGCAGAGGTTCATCAGCTTGATAGGAATGGCACAAGACTAAAAGGTTATACCTTTTTTGGCATGTGGCCTACCGAAATTGCTGCAATTGACCTTGGATATGAAACGGATAATGAGATAGAAACGTTTGATGTAACTTGGAAATTCAACTACTTTATGTCGTTGACTTCAGGACACATTACTACGATCTAATTGATAAAGGGGACTTCGGTCCCCTTTTTTTATGCGTCTGGGTCTGAAACCCTATTATTATCCGCAATTAAAAATTCTGATTCGCCCGACCTGTAATTCAATAATTCATAATCTGTCTGTTTTTTCTCAACAGAATCTCTAATAATATACATTATACAATGATACTTGTCTGCAATGACAATACTATGTGCTACAGATTCGATTATCCAATTTCCTGATAGTTTTTCATCGGGTTTTGGAGCTATCTTATCATCCCCAGTTCCATCAACAGCTGATGGTCTAAAGATATTAATTCTGATCACATCCCCTGCTTGTATACCAGAAATTCCTGCTATTTTTATTCTTGCTCTTTGTATGAGCATGGAGTTTATTTCTGCTAATCGAGTTTTTGATTTTTCGTGTTGTAAATGAGTCATACCAGATTCGTGTGCTGCATTTAAATTATAAATTCTGAAATTAGCAGTCTTGGCAGCTGCAATCAATTCAACATTGGAATCAGAGAAGGAAGATAAATTACTATCTTTGTCTTCTTCAACCGGGCCATCTGGTGTTATTGGGAATTCACCAAGTTTTTTAATACCATTAAAAGCATCATTATGATAATTATACACTGATGGTATAATGGTTTTATTACAAATATCATACTCTATGACTCGTGATGCATAGGTTCCCAATTTAGTTTGTTTCAGAATATCCACATCCGAATCCACCTTAAACTCAAGTATTCTAGAACATTTAGCAAGTGGTGTTTCTGCTGGATTTGGTTCCTCTGAAGCTTTGGTGAATGATAACCCTTGTCGTTTTGCATTAATCATATTTGCATATGATCTATAATGATATGACTTCGTAGTTTGAAAAAATAGATATGAAACATTGGTCTCTTTTGATATTGCAAATTGAGATAACAATTCAATAGCATCTATTGGAGATTTGTTTGGAATAATAATTTTATTATTATTCTCAGTGTCCTCTAACCAAAGTTTTTGTTTAGAACCCAACCGATTAAAGAAAATATCTTTGATAGCTTCCTTGGGACCATTCTTATAACAAGTGGATATTTTGACTCTTTGATTATATAGAAATTCGGGTGATATTAAAGAGAGTGTATATTTATTAGCAATTTGCGTTATTTTTTCCCGTTTTTTAACATGGGATATAATCATAGTGATGATTACTGGAAATTTTGAACCAAGAGTCCTGAATTCCAAATGTACCGGTTCATTCCCCGTTATTTCAACCCCTTTTAATATGTCTCTTGCGTCAACTATAGTAATCTCAGCTGTCATGAACGCTCGAAATATATGTTCCCAGACATACAGGGTTGATATCATTTTAGATATATCAATCTCGCCTTGTTTTGTTATAATAACACAACGGCCTATTTCAAATTGTCCGCCCTCTTCTAATTTTTTATTATTCAATAAATCATTAACAAGAGTTTCACCAGCTTTTGATATTCTATCGCCGTCAGCCACAAAACCCCCTACGCAACCAAAGTTTTAAAGTTATCTACAAACAATTTAAGATATTCTGGTTTTAAGATTTTTATTTGTCCTTTTGCTTCATTGATTCGTTCTTCATAGGTAAAGTTAGTGACGAAATAAACAGTCGGTCCATCAACAACATCACCATCAACATCCTCATAGTGATGAATCATATCCGGTTGCCCTGCCGCTGGATATTTGGTGGATACAAAATCACCAAACTCTCTAGACCTTAAAGGCCAGTCTTTTCTCATATTGACAATATTATTGATAATCAAGAGAACCCAATGATACTCAGAATTACCATAGAGTTCGTATGCTAGGGTTTCTGGAGTATCCTGATCCCTAACATCATATTTTGTCAAGACAGCATAATTATCAACAATGTTTTTATGAGGTATGGCCCTTCGAAACATATCAACAACAACTCTTCCATCAAATTCCATGTGTGGATGTAAGTTAAAATACATATTAGAAACCTCCATCTATGCGGTCTTTCGTTGGGTAATCCAACTCTTTAAATGTTAATGTCAAGGTATAAGTGGTTGGAGCACCAGATGTACTATCAAATGTTGTAAATTTTTCATCACCATATTCTACTGCAACACTTTCACAATAACATGTGTTATATTTTGGAAGCCATTTATTGTCATTACCTTTATTGTCCAACCATCGGATTTTGAACAATGATGGAAATTTATATGTTCTTACTCCAACATCATTAGAAACCATTTTTGCTAATGTACCGTCCCCCGATAAATCAGTAAGATTTCCCCTTTTTGGTGCAGCATGAAATCTAAATTTTTTAATTATTTTATCAACTAGGTCAGTTTCATCCCTTGATCTTGGTACAAAATTGTAAGTACAGGTTAAACCTCGTTGTTCTGGCCCATTATATTTTAATGCTTGTTGTTCCATTACTCCAAATCCTGTCCCACTTGCTTTTAGATTAGCAGCACCGATTTTCATACTTGACATCATTGCATTAACTCCTGCCCCCGCAGCATCCATTCCTTTTCCAATTATATTTCCAGAATCGGATTCACTAAAAGCGGTGACAGCAGCTGTTAAAGCATCGTTACTACTTACAGATTCCCAACTTTGATTTTCATTAATATCAGATTTTAGTGCTGGTAAATATATTTTTATAAGTTCTTTTTCAACTGCGCCAACATTACCAAAAGCAGTACCAGTTCCTTGAGATGTATCTGTAGCGATTCCCCCGGTTCCTATATATTCATATGCTGTATATTGCATATATGTTGGGAACTTATCAATATTGCTTGGAAACCTTAACTCTTTTTTTGATACTATTCCGGCCATGTAAATTTCCTAAATTAAATTCTAATTGTATTTATATAAATATATTGATGGGACATTATTTGCAGGGTAAATACCGATTAAAGAACCCCAAGAAGTATCGTGGAAGAAGGGATAATATCCAGTTCCGTTCATCATGGGAGCTTAGAATGATGACGTATCTTGATACCACGAATGCTATACTTGAATGGAATTCAGAAGAGGTTATTATACCTTATTTATCACCATTAGACAGGAAAGCACACAGATATTTTACCGATTTCTATGCAAAGAT